AAAACAGATTGCAGATGCCACAGGAAAGAAAAACATGGTGTCGCACTGGTTCAGTGCCAGTCAGTGGCAGCTGCCGAACGAAAGCGATTATCTGAAATTACAGGCCCTGTTTGCCCGGGTGGCAGAAGAGAAGCATCAGCGCGGTGAACTGGAATGGCCACACCACCAGCTGGTCAGCACATACAGTGAACTTAACCGGCAATATGCCAGCCTGCTGGAGGAGTACAAATCTTTGCGGCGTTATTTTTCTGTATCGGCTGCTGTTCCGTATACGGATGTCTGGATGTATAAGCCTGTACAGTATTATCCGGGCAAACACCCCTGTGAAAAACCGGCAGATATGTTGCGTCAGATAATAGAGGCCAGCAGTCGTCCGGGTGATTTGGTTGCCGACTTTTTTATGGGGTCAGGTTCCACGATAAAAGCCGCGCTTTCGCTTGGTCGTCGGGCAATAGGCGTTGAGCTTGAGGCTGAACGGTTTGAGCAGACGGTGAGCGAGATAAGAGAAATTCTGACGTGTAAAGCTGTTGACTGATTAATCAATGCTTATTTTTTCATAAGTCTTGTTGCAATATATAAGTATGGGGTGTAAAGTTGTTCTCGAAAATAATCATGTTTTCTCACGAATCAGAGGGGGGATAATGATTGAGGTTCGATGGACAAGGACAGCCCTGAAGCAGTTACTTCGTGTGGATACGCGGTATCGGCAGGCGATAAAGGATAAGGTCGGTGCGCTAAAGGATTTTCCTCTGGTAGCCATGGATTTTAAAAAGCTATCAGGGAGTGACAATCGATTCCGTTTGAGGGTCGGCGTGTACAGGGTTATTTTTGATGTTGAGGATGGTGATCCTGTTGTCCTGGATATTAAGGAAATTAAGCGCAGAAGCACAACCACATACTAAGGGAGGCTGGCGGGAGACCGCCAGTTTGCTGAACGACATTCAATCGCGAAAGGCAATGATATGAAAAACAGTGTCCAGTTTATTACTGATAATGCCGGTGTTAGAACCGGGGTCATTATGTCAGTTGCTGAATATGAACGGCTGTTAAGTCTGGCAGATCCTGATGATGATTTTGAAAGCATCCAGTATGAAGCCGGAGAGAATGACAATGAAACAATACCTCATGAAGTAGTATCCATCATGATTGATGATGATGTGTCATTGTTGGCAGCATGGCGGATTTACAGGCGAATGACTCAACAGGAAGTGGCGGAGCGCCTGGGGGTTAAACAGTCAGCCGTATCTCAGTTTGAGAGAGCAGGAGCTCCGCGAAAATCAACACTGGAAAAACTGGCTGAGATTTACAACTGCCGACCAAATCAGTTGGCTGATTAATCCTGAGTTTGGTTTTCGTAGCGATTGCATTTTTCTTATCTGCTTGCCGTTGTAGGTAGCGTGTATTTGCATGTTGTTTTGTAGTTAACCTTATGGTTGGCTGAATTTTGTTCATCAATAAAAAATATCCCTCTCTGATCTTTAAGGTTCGCTTTGGCGGACCTTTTTTTTATTTCCGCGCCACGCCCGGCGTACATCAAAAACCACAGAGCCTTTCAGGGGTGAGCTTACGGGATGGTCAGTGTGACTTTCTCTGTGGGCTGGTCACCCCCGGGCGCAGGCTCACCCACTAAAAGGAAAAGTCACGATGTTTGGTATTTTCAAAAAGAAAACCCGCAGAGCAGCAACTGAAATTAAAAAGTTTGAGAAACGCGATCTGGCACAGGCGGTTATTAATGCTGCCTACCTGGTGGCCTATGCAGATGGTGAATGTGAGACTTCAGAGAAAGCGAAGATCGAACAGGTATTACGTAACCAGCCAGCATTGTCCGCATTTACGTCAGAAATTAATGCCATCAGTGCCACGATCACAGGTCAGCTTGACACCAATTTTAAAATTGGTCGTCGTGCAGCGTTGCGTGAAATTGAAGATGTGAAACACGATACGCGTGAAGCGGAAGATGTGCTGGATGTGGCGGTGGCCATTGCTGAAGCAGATGGTGAAATTGAGCCGGAAGAGCGTAAGGTTCTGGAAGAGATTGCTGGTGTTCTTGGCCTGCGACTGGAGAACCACCTGTGACGGTAAAACTGCGTCTGGCCGCTGTGGCACTCCTGCTGTTTCTGGTGGTGATGGTGGATTTCACCAGCAGGATCATGTCGGTGCTGGCGGATGGAGTGCTGGTCTGCGGCATTGTGGTATTGCTGTGGCCGGTGATAAAAAGAAACAGCCTGCATAATGCTTGATTTTTTTGTTTGCTGTTTATTAAAAACACTTCTGCATGGTGAATCCCCCTGTGCGGAGGGGCGATCAGCAACCAGGTATATGGGATAATCGCGGATTCAGGTGCTGATACTGAATTCACCGGGAGGCACCCGGCACCATGCTTTGCCACAAAAGTGTTGTTTCTGTTTTTCTCAAACTATCATCATTATCCCTTTATTTCCGGCTGCGCATGGCGTGGCCTTTTTTTTACGACCAGCCACTGGCAGATGGCCATCCTGTAATTTGATTCCGGTTCCGGCTTTTTAACTCTGTTCCTGTACACGGGAGAAATTCGATGTCGATTAAACATTATGATGTTGTCAGGGCGGCGTCGCCGTCAGACCTTGCGGAAAAGCTGACACATAAACTGAAAGAGGGCTGGCAGCCGTTTGGTAGTCCGGTGGCCATAACCCCTTATACCCTGATGCAGGCGATTGCAGCAGAAGGTGATGTGGTGGTCAGTGGTGCAACTGAGCCGGAGTGGTACTACGTCATCGTACTGGCCGGGCAGTCCAATGCCATGGCTTACGGTGAAGGGCTTCCGCTGCCGGATTCATACGATGCTCCGGATCCGCGCATTAAACAGCTGGCGCGCCGCAGTACAGTGACGCCGGGCGGGGCTGCCTGCAGATATAACGATATTATTCCGGCCGACCACTGCCTGCATGATGTGCAGGATATGAGTACGCTGAATCATCCGAAGGCAGACCTGAGCAAAGGGCAGTATGGCTGTGTCGGCCAGGGCTTACATATTGCCAAAAAACTGCTTCCGTATATCCCGAATAACGCGGGGATCCTGCTGGTACCATGCTGTCGTGGTGGTTCGGCATTCACCCAGGGCGCGGAGGGGACATTCAGTGCGGACGCGGGGGCCAGCCAGGATTCGGCGCGCTGGGGTGTGGGTAAACCGTTATATCAGGACCTGATTGCGCGCACTAAAGCTGCATTACAGAAGAACCCGAAAAATGTGTTGCTGGCGGTGTGCTGGATGCAGGGAGAGTTTGACATGAGCGCCGCCACCTACGCACAGCAACCTGCGCTGTTTACAGCCATGCTGAAGCAGTTTCGTGCTGACCTCACTGTGTTTAACGCGCAGTGTCATGGTGGCAGTGCTGTAAATGTGCCGTGGATTTGTGGTGACACGACGTATTACTGGAAAAACACCTACGGCACGCAGTACAACACCATTTACGGGGCGTACAAAAACAGGGAGAGTGATGGCGTTTATTTTGTACCCTTCATGACAGACGGTAACGGCGTCAATACCGCCACTAACGCGCCGACAGAAGATCCGGATATTCCGGCATCAGGATATTACGGTGCGGCATCGAGAACGAATGGAAACCAGGTATCATCAAACCGCCCGACACATTTCAGTTCATGGGCGCGCAGGAGCATTATTCCGGATCGTCTGGCAACCGCTATTCTGAACGCAGCCGGGCGCACCTCAGCCTTCATCAGTGGTAAGGCACCGGAAATCAAACCCTCGCCCGGCGGCAACACACCATCGGGTCCGTCTGCAGATACGTCCGTTCGCACAATCTCCCTGCTGCCGACAGCCGGAGAGGCTGCTGCGCAGGGCTGGACCATTAAGGACGGCGGAATTCAGTTGTCGGGTGGTGTATTTAAGATCGCCAAGCAGAGCAATAAAACCTGGTCCCTGACGCATCCGGTGGATGACGCAATTACCCTGCTGACACAGGGCGGCAGACTGACCTGTAAGTTCCGCCTGTCAGGCGCACTGACCAACAATCAGTTCGGGCTGGGGATTTATCTGTATACGGACGCTCCCGTTCCTGATGGTGTGGCGATGACGGGTACCGGTAATCCGTTCCTGATGTCGTACTTCACTCAGACCACTGACGGTAGAGTGAATCTGATGCATCACAGGAAAGCCGGAAACACGAAGCTGGGAGAGTTCGGCGATTACGGTAACGACTGGCAGACGCTGGAGCTGGTGTTCACCGCCGGCAGTGCCACGGTTACTCCGAAACTGAATGGAGTGGCTGGCCCGGCATTCCAGGTTATAAAAGACAGTCTGACACTGGGACTGAATGCGCTGACGCTGACGGATGTTACAAAAAATGCAGCGTATGGCGTTGAGATAGAAAGTCTGGTGCTGGAGATAAATGCACCGGCAGCATAATAAAAAAACAGCCAGTACTGACTTTCGTCGGAGAAGTACTGGCTAAGAAGGATAGTTGGGTTTCACATGATACTTATATCTGGCAGTACATTTTCTGACAGACAGTGACGGATGTTGTCAAGATATTGTGTCATTTATAACCTGAATCAGGGGTTGGTCGGAATGTTATCTGGCATTTTTAGCAGAGCCTGAATGCCATAATCACGGCTCCCGGCGTTGGCCGTCAGTGGGTGACACTGGCGGCTTTTTGTTTTCCTTTACTTTCATTTTCTGTCGGCGGTGACGGAGACATACATCAGATGGAAAAAATCACAACAGGTGTGTCATACACCACGTCAGCGGTGGGGACGGGATACTGGTTACTGCAGCTGCTGGACAAAGTCTCTCCGTCCCAGTGGGTGGCGATAGGTGTGCTGGGGAGTCTGCTGTTTGGCCTGCTGACGTATCTGACTAACCTGTATTTCAAAATCAGAGAGGACCGTCGCAAGGCTGCCCGGGGAGAGTAAAGCGATGAAGAAAAAATACGAACTGGTTGTTAAAGGGATAAATAATTACCCGGATAAGATTACTGTTACTGTGGCACTGGAAATTGGTGGGTATCCGTCACTGTTGTTGCCAGATGTGGCGATTAGTCTTGACCGTACTGAAGGAGCCACGCTGGAGTTTTACGAAGCTGAGGCGAAAAAGCAGGCGAAGCAGTTTTTCATGGATGTTGCTGCCGGGTTATGTGAAGGGGATGGTCCGTTGCCGGAAAAGCGGCCCATCATTTTAGAGGCGCAGGATGTGTTGATAATCTACAGAGGAAAACTACCGGGAATAATTACTGGTTCTCTGAAGACTTAACATATCCAGGGATTTGAAATCGATAAACCCTGATAAATATCCATGAACACCAAAATCAAATACGGCCTGTCGGCTGCCGTTCTGGCGCTGATTGCCGCAGGTGCGCCTGCGCCTGAAATCCTCGACCAGTTTCTGGATGAAAAGGAAGGTAACCACACCACGGCATACCGTGATGGTGCGGGTATCTGGACCATCTGCCGTGGAGCCACCCGGGTGGATGGTAAGCCTGTCCTCCCGGGCATGAAGTTGTCGAAGGAAAAATGCGACCAGGTTAACGCCATTGAACGTGATAAGGCGCTGGCATGGGTGGCGAAAAACATCAGAGTGCCACTGACCGAACCCCAGAAAGCGGGTATTGCGTCATTCTGTCCGTACAACATTGGTCCCGGTAAGTGTTTCCCGTCTACGTTTTACAGACGAATTAATGCAGGTGATCGAAAAGGTGCCTGCGAAGCGATTCGCTGGTGGATTAAGGACGGTGGCAGAGACTGCCGTATTCGTTCAAACAACTGTTACGGTCAGGTATCCCGTCGTGACCAGGAGAGCGCGCTGGCGTGCTGGGGAATTGACAGATAAGCAGAATATTTTGCTGAAAAATGCGGTTTGCTCACACGGGCGGATAACACGAAATCCTGCGAACTGGCAAAAACTAAGTGAATAAAAGTAAAACCCCGTTTGTTGGCCGCAAGCGGGGTTTTGTGTTTCCTGACTCCGGAAAAGTCAAAGGAGAAAGTGTGTTTGATTTTAGCAAACTGATTCGGGAGATTCGAATGATGGCTGAAAAATTATCCACCTGGAAGTTCATCCTTATCTGGCTGGTGTTTGTGATTATGGCTTCCGGTTATTTCATTGGTCAGATACGCTGGTGGTGAAATGAACCGCGTACTGTGCGTGGTCATCATTGCCCTGCTGGTGGCCTGTGGTGCGCTTAGTCTGGGGCTGAATCATTACCGTGATAACGCCATAACCTACAAAGAGCAGCGCGATAAAAAAGTCAGTGAGCTGGAGCTGGCAAATGCAACCATTACTGATATGCAGGTGCGCCAGCGCGATGTTGCTGCGCTCGATGCAAAATACTCGAGGGAATTAGCCGATGCGAGAGCTGAAAATGAAACTCTGCGTGCTGATGTTGCCGCTGGTCGTAAGCGCCTGCGGATCAACGCCACCTGCTCCGGTACCGTGCGTGAAGCCACCGGCACCTCCGGAATGGATAATGCAACCGGCCCCCGACTGGCAGACACCGCTGAACGGGATTATTTCACCCTCAGAGAGCGGTTGATGACAATGCAGAAGCAACTGGAAGGGGCACAGGACTATATCCGCACTCAGTGCCTGAAATAAGTTTTGTTGATGCGCCGTATCGTCGCTGTATTCCCTCATTAACAGAGACCGCAGCCCGACAGGGAGACTCCTCTGCGCG